AGAGTATTTCTCTCTAACCTACCCTACCTCCATTTCCCATTTTAAAAATATAAATGATCTGATTAAATTGTATGCAACCAAATTGAATAAAATTTAATTAAATAATAGAACAAATGTATTATATAATAAAATGTAAAATATTTTTAAAAATAATATCAAAAAATATTGACAAATATAATATAATTTGCTATAATATAATTGTAATAGAGATAAAGGACTATTACTAGAGAAAGAAGGATAAATTATGACAAATAGAGAAGTAATAGAAAATTTTATAAACAAGAAAGCTGGACACACTCCAAAAAGGATGATAAATGCAATGTATATGTACGAGGGTATGACATTAAAAAGTAATGGCTTAGAGCTTATAAACTATAATACTAGAATAGCATTTCATCAAGATAATAAGTTATTTTTAAATATTAAAAAATATAGTGTAACGACTTCTAAGATACAAAATTTAATTAAATATTTAGCTAGTCAAGAAGGCTTAGAAGTTATAGAGATAGAGGGAGAAGGTTATTAGTATGACACAAGATCAAATTTTAGAACATGCTAAAGATTATGCACAAATTAATTTGAATAATGAATATATTTTGATATTAGCTTATGAACTTATAGAAGGTTTAATCTATGACTTGGATTATACAGAATATAAGCGTCAACAAAATAGACTTATAACAGTTAATGAGATAATAAAAGAGGTATTAAAAAATGCTAAATAATGAATATTTAAAACAAATATTAGATAATGTATCTGGAATCTATCAAGATGACGGCTGTTATTTAATATTTTATAAAAATAAACCATTGTATTATGTTGATTTTGATAATTTTGATTGGATCAATACAGATAAAATTAAAAATAAAAAACAAGAACAAAATATAATAAAAAAGATTGTTAAAAATGAAATTGAAGACGATCATAAATTTTATGAATTATTATCATTAATTCAAGAGATTGATAAAATGGAGGATTAAAAAATGAAAGAATTTATAAATGAATTAAAACACAATCAAGACATAAACTATAAAAAAGGCTTAGAAAATAGAATCAATATAGATTATATTATAGAAAGATTGGAAGATCTAGAAAAAAGCTATAATAAATATTTAAAAGAAAGACTTAACTTTTTAAATGGAGCTATAGATCATTTTATTGATAATGATGAAGAAACAGCACTAAAATACATGTATTGTAGAAGTGAGATAGAAGCAATTAGAAAGCTTTTAGAAGGTGGACAACATGACAAAAATAATTAATATATTATCATTTATAAATGTTATCTTTTTCTTAGAAGATAAACCATTTATAAGCTTAATATTTATAATATTTTTAATCGGATTTAATAGGGAGGTTTTGAAAGATGGTTTTAGATAGAATCATATTATTAATAGCTTTATTATTAATAGAATTAGCAATAGTTTTTGCAACTACTGTTTTTTATATCAACGCAAGACAAAACAGAAAACATGAAAAAGAGCTACTTGAAAGACAATTAACAGCAACAGAAACAGAAAACAGTATAAAAGAAAATGAACAAATAAAAGAGCTATTAAACATGATAAAAGACTTTAATTTATAAAGTCTTTTTTATTGTAATAAATTATAAAATAATTATATAAAATATAAGGCATTTTAAGGCATTTTAAGACACTTTTTATTTAAGGTAATATAAACCTATTAAGGCAACAAAAAAGAGCCTATAATGGCTCTTTTGTCGTGTCTATAATTGCGAATAGGAACACAACACAACCAACACAAAAGCAACAGAACGGAGCAAACATTAATTTTTACTTCCAATTTTATTATATAACGATAGGGATTTTTTGTCAATTTAATTTTAAAATTTAGATTTATTCAAACGAAAAATTTTTTCTAGATCCAACCTTTTATTTTTAGGGTGGCATTTTTTAAAATTTTCCCATTTAGTATGATAGATGTTTATTAATTAATTCCATTACATTATTTTTAATCACTTGTGATTCAAAGAATAAATGAGATAACCTATAATGTTCTATAACTGATTTAAAGAACATTGAACCTCTAAGCTTTAACATGATAGACTTCTCATCATGATCTGAAGTATTAATAGCAAATATTACAGGGCATTGAGGATCATAACTATTAGAGATATAAATATCACCATTTTTCCAATCGTTCCAGATTCCATAAGTTGCTCCATTGTATTTAAGAATAAAATAATGTTGAGCTTCTGGATTCTTTTTCTTAATGAAAGTTTTTGAATCCCTAAGAAATTCATTATCGATAGCATATTTAGAATATTCAGTTCCTTCTATTAATCTACCAAACTTAGATTTATGTTTTACTTCCCTGTACTCCAAGTTTTTAATATAGTTAACTAGAATAAGACCATCTTTAAAAGTCTTAACATCTGATTTATATGGAAGAGATAAGTCAAAGTAAGTAAAATAAGGATTAGTAATAGAGATAGCATTACCTAAGAAGAATACTCTAATATCCCTAAGCCTTGCTATAGTTTCTACTAAGTCAAGCATCTGCTCAACTTCATTTTGTAAGTAATGATAGCAGCCTTTATCAATTATAAACTCATCAAAAACTATTGTTGTAACCTTATTATAACTAGTTGACTTTAGTATATTAGCAACGGATAAAGGAAGAGCATATCCCATAACTTTTTTATCACACAGCAATTTATCTCCATTAACCTTAAAATTATGTTCAGGGAAGAAATCTTCAATTTGCCCAAAGAACTTAGCTGTATCTCCTGCTGCTTGTTTTAGTTCTGTTTTATATCTTCTTAAATAAACAAACTGTTCTCCTCTTTTTAAATATCTATTAATACAGAATAATTTAGCTCCAAAAGTTTTTCCAACTCCTCTTTCACCAATAATAAAATTAAACATAGCATTATAAGACAATACTTTAGAATAAGAATAATACATATAATCAACTCCAATAAAAAAGGATAAGTTGTTAGTTATTTTGTAAAGGATTTATGAAATCATGGTATCCAGCTCCCTCTTCAGGATCATTATCTGGAATACAACACACTTACAATTTAAATAACTAGAACCTATCCAGAAGGATAAATGGTATAAGGAACTATAATTCCCTAACCACCTCTATTATATAATAAGGAAAGATAAAAGTCAAGATATTATTTAAAATAAAATAAATAATATTTTTGTAAATATTTTTCAAAAATATATTGACAATGAAATTTAAGTATGATATATTTGTATTATCCAAGAGGAAAGAAGGATAAAGAAAATGGAAAAACAAAATATTAGAAAGCAAGTTGCTTTAAAAAGAATTAAACATGGCAAGATAGCTCATACTTTAACAGAGTTAGCTATTGATTCTGCTTATGTTGATTCACTTAAGATTAGGGAAGAGCAAGATAAAAAGTTCAAGAAGTTTATGTTTTATACTAAACTTCAGGAAGCTTTAGATCATGTTAAGGAGCAAGAAGATGAAAGCAAGTAAATTAAGAGGATTGTGTAGAAAATACACTTATGACAAAATAATAGAGATGTATATGAAGAGTGAAATATACTTAACACAAAAACAACTTGAAAAGATTTGTAGTAAAGGATCTCATCATGGAGGATGTTATTTAGGAGGTAAGAGATGAAAACAGCTAAGCAATTAGAATTAAGTTTATTAATTAAAGAAGCCCATATTCAACAGTTAAAATTAGAAGTAGATGAGTTAAATTATATCTTAGATACTATTCAGGGAGAAATGTTATACTTAGATAATTTAGGAGTTAAAAAAGTTAAACCTAAGCATGTATGGCAAAAGATACAAAGATTAAGAGAGAAGGATGAAGATAATGATTAAATTTATTTTAGGATTATTAATAGGATTTTTATTTAGTTGTATATTAATAGGAGGTAGAAGAGATGAGTAAATATTATAAGAAATTGCCTAAAGATACAATTTATGCTATTTTAGGATATAGACATCAAGGATATTTATATAGAAGATTAAGATACTGGAAAAATTTTTATCAAGATGAAATGAATACATTAGCATGGCTTAATGATTATAGAAAAGAAGATTATCCTATTCGTTATTATATGGATAGAGGAATTATAGAATTTATAGAAGGATTACAAAGTGAATTATATGAAAGAGATAAAGATTAAATTAAAAAGTATAAAAGAGCCAGAAGAAATAGTTGGAGTAGTTAAGGATGTTAACTATTCATACTCTATAGATGATTCCATAGGACTTTTAGGAATAACACTAACAATGTATAATGAGATTAATCCATTAGAGGAATTTATAACTCATGTTCCATCATTATATAAATATAATGTTCCAGTTGATTATATAGTTTATTATAAGAATATGAAATATAAATTACATGATGGAAATATTCAAATAATTAAAATGTATTAAGGAGGATAAAGATGAGAGAAAGTAATTCAGGAGGTATGAATCTTGCTAGTGTTTTATTAGTAGTATTCATAGTATTAAAATTATGCCATGTTATTAATTGGTCTTGGTGGTGGGTTTTTTCACCAGTATGGATTATGGCAATTATAATTGGAGTTATTTATATTATAATTGAAATAATAGATATGTTTTAATATTACTACCTTAATGGTAGTATGAAGGGTATCCATCACCTCATACCCTTCATAGTGCTATTAAAGTACTTAGATAGGAGGATAGATTTGAAAAAGATAACAATAACAATCAAAGAGAAAGCAGATGATAAAGAAAAATGTACTGTGAATCTCAAAATGGAAGAGTCAAAATCGGCTACTGATCCAGAAAAAGTGATGGCAAGTAATGTATATCATGCTATCAATGAAAAGTTAGAAGAACTTTCAAAAATTAACTAAAAAGAAAAATTAAATAAAGAAATGGAGAAATTAAAATTATGAATCAATTAGTTATTTTTAACAATGAAACTACAGAAAGACAAATGTATTCTACATTAGATGTAAGTGCAAAGGAGAATAAAGCAAAATTATTTAATGCTACTGAAAATGCTGATGCTTTAGCTATGGATTGCGTTAATACTGAACTTGTACTTAGAGATGTATATTTAGAAAGAATACCTAGAGTAAATGAAGAAACTGGAGAACTAGACGGATATAAGTATCGTACTATTTTATTTGATGAAGATGGTAAAACTTATGCTTCTGGTGCTTATGGTATGTATAATACAGTTACTAAGATTTTATCAATCTATGGTATCGAATACCTACATGATGAAGGTTTAAAAGTTGTTATTGCTAGAGGATCTTCAAAAGAAGGTAAAAATAGATTATTCTTAAAAATTGCTGAATAATCGAACTGAAGAAAGAAGGGAGGTTACTTTATGATAACTATTAATGGGATCTATAATGATATAATGGAATCAACTTATTATTCTGATCAAGGAAGATATAGATTTTATTTCTCAAGTCCTGTTTATAGACAAAAATTTGAATCCAGATTAGAGAATTATTGTGAAATTGAAAGTAAAAAACTAGAACTAAAATATCACACTCCTATTAATTTTGATGAATTATTAATGTTTAATTTATACCAGAATATTGAGAAGAGAGGATTTAGAGTAGAAGTAGATTCTGAAGTTTTAAAAGAATCTCCTTTATTTCAACTTAAATCTATAATATAATTAATGGTAGAAAGAAGGGTAGTAAATGGCTATAAGATATGACAAAAAACTTAATCAAGAAATTTATCGAACTGTGTATGAATTTAATAAGAAAGTAAAGTCTTTATCTCATGCTAATGTTAATGTTAAAGTCCCTGAATTAATTACTACCAAAGATTTAAAAACTAAAGATCCCACTCATCCGCTATATTCTTATAATAGACAAGAATTAAGAAGAAAATTAAAGTCCATGCAAAGATTTTTAAAACCTGGACAAGAAGCTGTAATCGTTACTCCTGCTAAGCAAGTATTCTCTAAGTGGGAGTATCGAAACTTACAGAATATGAGAAGAACTGCTATAAATAGAATAAAGAAACAATTAAAAGCTATAGAAGAAACACAGATAACTTATGCTGGTAGAAAGTTAAAATACACTTATGCTCAAATGGGAAGTCAACAATATCTTAATTTGCAACAAAAATTAAAGTATTTAGAAGAGCATCAATTATCTAAACTTTCAGGAGATACTCTAACATATTATCGTAAATTCTTAGCAACAAACACTAGGGCAAAAAGAGATAAAGAGTGGAAAGAAAACTTCCTAGATATAGTTCTTAACTTAGGTTATGAATATAATGAGGATGTATCTAATCTTAGACAAAAATTATCTACTTTATCACCTCAACAATTTTTAGAAGCATTTAATCAAGAAAGACTTTTAAAAGACTTAGTTTACTACTATAAACTTTTAGATGAAACTCAATTTGATAAAGCTATAGTTGAAGATGATGTATCACAAATGATTCAAGCTTTAGAGGATAATATAGATGCAATTCTTATTAATGCTCGTAAGAGTTATAGTATGACAAAATATTATCTTTCATGAGTAAATTTGCTGCTGACTTTGAAACTACTACAGATATAGAAGATTGCAGAGTCTGGGCTTATAGTCTTTGTGAAATAGGAAATCCTAGTAATTTTATTTATGGTAACAATATAGAAGATTTTATTAAATGGTGTAGTAATCCTAAAAAGAACTACACTTTATATTTCCATAATCTTAAATTTGACTCTGAATTTATATTTAATTATTTACTTAATCATGGCTTTGAAGTAATAAAAGATAAAAAAGATAAAAGAGATTATACATTTACTACTCTAATAAGTGATATGAATCAAATATATTCTATTGAGATATATTTTGATTGTCATAATCCTAAACATATTAATAAAGTTACAATTTATGATTCACTTAAAATACTAAACTTTAGTGTAGAACAGATAGCAAGAGATTTTAATTTGCCTATACAAAAACTAGAATTAGATTACACTTCATATAGAGAGATAGGGCATGAGCTAACTCCTCATGAGATAGACTATATTCGTAATGATGTTGAAATCATGGCTCGTGCCTTAGACTATATGTTTAAAAATGATTTAAAGAAAATGACAATCGGTGGAGATGCTTTAGCTGATTATAAAAGTATTATATCTAACTTCAAACATTATTTTCCTGTCCTTCCTTATGAGATAGATCAAGATATAAGAAAAGCCTATCGTGGTGGATTTACTTATCTTAATGATTGTTATAAAGAAAAAGAAACAGGAGCAGGATGGGTATTAGATGTTAATAGCCTCTATCCTAGTGTTATGTATGATTCCCTCCTACCCTTTGGAGAACCTTTATTCTTTGAAGGAGAGTATGAACATGATAAGTTGTATCCTCTTTATGTTCAAACTTTTAGTGCTAGTTTTGATGTAAAAGAAAATATGATTCCTACTATACAACTTAAAAATAATACTGATTTTATTCCTACAGAGTATGTTAGATCAACTAATGGAGATATAGTAACACTTACTTTAACTAGTGTAGATTTAGAACTATTTAAAAAGCATTATGATATTCATTATATTAGTTATCAATCTGGATGGAAGTTTAAAGGATTAAAAGGGTTGTTTAAAACATATATTGATAAATGGATTGCTGTTAAGATACAATCTAAAAAAGATAATAATGGTGCTATGTATAGAATAAGTAAGCTTATGCTGAACTCTTTATATGGAAAATTCGGTCTGAATCCTAATATTAGAAGTAAATATCCTGCCTTAACTGAAGATGGTATAGTAACATATAAATTTTATGATGCTGAAGTTAGAGAACCTATCTATATTCCTGTTGCAGCTTTTATTACAAGTTATGCTAGATTAAAAACAATAACTACATCTCAAGCAATAAAAACATATTCTATCGAAAACTATGGGGAGGATAAATATGTTTATTCAGATACTGACTCAATTCACACAACTTTTACAGATACTGAAATATTAAAGAAATTTGTTGATATAGATGATTACAGGCTTGGTGCTTGGAAGTTAGAAAGTTCATACCAGAAGGGCAAGTATCTAAGAGCTAAGAGTTATATAGAACTTGGACATGAAGGTAAACTTAATTGTACTGTTGCTGGACTTCCTAAAAACTGTGCTGGTATGGTAGATTTTGATAATTTTAAAGTTGGTTCTAAATATTATGGCAAGATGATTCCACTTCATGTAAAAGGTGGAATAGTCTTACATCCTGATTACTTTACTGTTAGAAAGAAATAGTATATAATTATGATATAAGGAGGGTGCTGTGATATGAAAGAGATAGCTGATTTAATTATGAATTATGGCTTAGGTATTATCTGTGTTGTATATATGATTTACTTTCAAAACACAACAATGAAAGAGATGATTAAAGCCATGAATAGTATCGACAATAGACTTATAACAATAGAAACTCATTTAAATATTAATAAAAAAGAAGATAAGGAGTGATTTTATGAGGTATCCTGTTAACTGTATAAATATAAGACAAGGATTTTCTTCATTACATCATGGAATTGACTTAGGATGGGATTCCAGTATTGGAAAACATCAAAGTATTTATGCTATTGCTAATGGCATAGTAGTTTATAATCGTAAACAAGTTAAGGGAGGTTATGTTATAGGCATCTATCATCCTGATCTTGACATAACTTCAGAATATGGACATCTACTAAAAGATTCTCAAACTATTAAAGAAGGAGAAAAAGTAGTAGAAGGACAAATGATAGCAAAAATGGGAGCTTCTGGTATGGTTACTGGAGTCCACTTACATTTTGGTATTCAAAAAGGTAGAGGATTGAAATACAAAAATGTTAAATGGTTAAATCCTATTGAATATTTAATTAGATATAAGAATCAAGCAATTAGTACGCACTCTAAAGATAAACTTAAAATACTTCATACTAATATAGCTCATGGAATAACTAGTGAACCTTTACTCGTACATAATAAAAAGAACTTCCTTAAATCTAGTGTAGTTAAAAATTATAACATTTATAACGGAGAAGAAGTTCCTGTATATGAAATAGAAGGATCTTATGCACTTATAGATAAGATTAGAAAGTATTATACAGCTTCTAGATATATAAAATAATGTTAGCTGGAGAAACAATGGTGGGAGCTAATGGAAAAGAAGATTTTCTTTTTCCATTAGAAGATATGTATCTTACTCAAGGAAGTTATACTGCTACTTATTCTCATAATGGCTGTTATGCTATGGACTTTCAAGGATGGGAAGATGGACATAGAGTTAAGAAGTGTCCTTACTATGCTCCTTTTTCCTGTCATGTAGTTAGAATATGGGGAAGTAATTCTCCTATGATAGTATGGCAAAGTGATGATGAAGTTAATTTTATAGATGGAACTACTGATTATGCTTGTATTGGATTTGTCCATGATGATGACACTCCTAGTTTTAGTGTTGGAGATCATAGAAATCAAGGAGATTTAATAGGGCATACTGGTACTTATGGAAAAGCTGCTGGAGATCATGTTCATATTGAAGCTAAAAAAGGAACTTATAGTGGCTATCATAAAAACTCTCAAGGTGTATGGATGCTAACTGGATCTACATGGTTATACAACTTAATGGGAGTTAATGATACTGTTCTTACTAAAACATGGTATAAGAATCATAATAATGTTAGAGTTAATTATCCATGGAGAGAATTCTCTGATGAACCTCAGCCACCTCATCCACCTATTTTCGCTGGAGAAGCAAAGTTTCCATGGTTTCTAGTTGCTCGTAAATTAAGAAATAAAAGATACTATCATAAAAAGAGATAAAAGTCAATATTAAATTGACTTTTATTTTATTATATCTTATAATTATAATAGAAAGGAGAACTCTATGAACAAAGAAGGTTTTAATGATTTAATCGGAAAAATAAGAACTAGTATCGGAGAAGAAGCTTCTGCTTTAAATTCAGAAGATTTTTTAGGTGCTATTGCTGCTTTTAATGATTTATATGACTCAAGAGAAGAAGCATATAGTGCTAATGATAAACTAAAAGCTACTAATGAAGAGCTTTTAAAAACTAATGGAAGATTATTTCAAAAAATTGGATTTAATGATCCTGAGCCTACATCTGTAGAAGATAGGATTCCTAAAGAGAAAATGATCTCTATAGATGAAATCATAGATGAGAAAGGTGGTTTTAGATAATGGCAAATGGTGTTTCTATTTTTAACTATGTTAGACAAAATTCTAGTGCTGGTTTTCAAGATGTAGTTCCTACAGCTACTTCAGAAAATATTGCTACACTAGCTAACATCCTATTCGACCAAAGTTATACTCCTATGTTAAATGAATTCGTTAGTAATTTAATTAACAGAATTGGATTTACAATGGTACATAACAAAGTATTCAATAATCCACTAGCTATGTTTAAAAAAGGTGCTGTTCCTCTAGGAACTGATATTCAAGATATATTCACTAATCCAGCTCAAGCTGAAGATTATGAATTCTCAGACACAGCTATGGCTAAACTATTAACTATTACTGATCCTGATACTCATGTTGCTTACTACAGAAGAAATCGTAAAGACCTTTATACTGTAACTGTTTCAAGAGAAGGATTACAAGGTGCTTTTGTATCATGGGATAAATTTGAACAATATATCTCTTCATTAGTTAATTCTCTATACAATGGTGATTACATTGATGAATTTAGATATACTAAACAATTAATTCGTGGTGCTTATGATAACAATAAAGCTATTGTTGAAGTTGTTTCTGCTCCAGATTCTGAAGCTGATGATAAAGCACTAGTTAAAAAACTTCGTGAAATATATACAAAGATGAAGTTCCCTTCTACAAGCTACAATGCTTATTCTAAAATGACAGGTGGATCAAGTGGTGCTGTTACTACTTGGACAGATGAATCTAGAATTGTATTATTGTTAAAAGCTGATGTTGCTGCTGAAATTGATGTTGAAGTATTAGCTGCTGCATTTAATATGGATCGTGCTAACTTCTTAGGAAGATTAATCGTTGTTGATGACTTCGGAGATGACAAAGTTTTAGGTTGCTTATGTGATGAAGCTTTCTTACAAATATATAACAATCAATTCAGATTTGATGAATTCTATAATGCTCGTACAATGAGCTGGAATTTCTATCTACATGCATGGGATACTTTTGCAATTAGTCCTTTTGCTAATGCTGTAATTATTGCTACTGCTGCTTCTGCTCCAGTTACTGATATTAGTATTTCTGATGTTACATTAGATTTATCTGATGAAGCTTCTACTGGTAAAGCTGTTACTGTTACATTAACTCCAGAAGGAGCTACAAGTGATATTGACTTTATTTCAAGTGATACTTCTGTATTTACTGTTACTAAAGTATCTAATACTTCAATTAAGTTATATCCTAAGAAAGTTGGTACTGGTGTATTAACTGCTGTTGCTGATAACGGTGAAACTACTGAAGCTGATGTTACTGTACAAGCTTAATTAATCCTTAAATTTAGGGATAGGGTTATTCCCTATCCTTATTTTATTAGAAAGGAGAATTTTAAAATGGCAATTACTGTTGAACCTCAATCAACTATAACTCTAGTTAAATGTAAATTAGAAGCTGACTTAAAAAATACTTTTACTTTTTCAAGTCTAGCTAATCAAACTACTTACTTTAATGGTCTTACTAAAAAGGTAATTGGATCTAATAACTATGCTTATGTTAAAAAAGATAACATGGTAGAAGTTGATGAACCTATTGACTCTATAATTCAATATAATTATATGTACTATACTAATACAGGTTTTAGTAATAAAAGATTTTATTGTTTTATAGATAGGATGGAATACTCTAATGAAAATGCAACTAAAATTTATTTCCATACAGATGTATTTCAAACATGGTACTTCCAGTTAGAGTGGAATCGTTGTTTTGTTGAAAGAGAACATGTTAATGATGATTCTGTTGGTGCTAATACAGTTCCTGAAAAAGTTGAACTAGGTGGATATATTCATAATGTAAAAACTAATGTTCCTACTAATGCTTATCAAGAATTATTTACTAATTCTGATGAAGTTTATTTCTGTGTATGGGCAGGAGATGCTCCTAGTGATGTAAAAGCTCATTTTCAAGCTGGATCTACTACTTATAATGGTGTTCCTTGGAGTAGTGCTATAGTTGTTTTAGAAGCTCCTATTGGAGTACAAGAATATTTAGAAATACTAGGAGAAAACAATATGAGTGAATCTATTGTATCTGTCTTTATTATTCCTAGATCTATTGTTAAATATGACGATTATACTACTTCAACAATTACATGGTACACAGATATCTCAGGAAGTTCATTAAAATATGGAATTATATCTAACTCTGATCATGAAGCTTTCATGCAAGTATTTAATAAAACAATTACTATGCCTACTACATTAGATAACTATAGTCCTAAAAATAATAAACTGCTTACATGGCCTTATAATTATTTCTATGTATCTAATAATGCTGGTAGTGATGTAGAATTTAGATATGAAGATTTTGTTAATAATACTCCTGCTTTTGAAGTTATTGGAGCTATTACTCCAGGATGTTCTATAAGATGTCATCCTTTAAATTATAAAAAATTACAAGATACACTTAATTATGTAACTCCTAGTAATAATACTGCTTACTCTTATAACTATGGTATTACAGGTGCTAAATATCCTATCTGTCCTTATAACTCAGATATATTTACTAACTGGCTTACTGAACAAGGAGTAAATATTAGTTTAGGTCTTATTGGCTCTGTTGCATCTATTGGAGTTGGTGCTGGTTTAATCTTAACTGGTGCTGGTACTGGTGTTGGTATTGGTATGGTTGCTGGTGGTATTACAGGGGTTGGATCTTCACTTTCATCTGTATATACACACTCAATGACTCCTGATCAATCAAGAGGAAATACTAATGCTGGAGATGTTCAATTCTCAAGTAGAAAAATGAGCTTTGGAGTACATAAAATGTGTATTAGAGCAGAATATGCTCGTATCATTGATGAATACTTTACTATGTTCGGATATAAAGTTAATAGAGTAAAAACTCCTAACATAACAGGTAGAAGTCAATGGAATTTTATTAAAACTATAGATTGTAATGTTGATGGGGATATACCTCAAGAAGATTTAGAAACTATAAGAAGTGCTTGTAATTCTGGAATTACTTTCTGGCATAATCCTGCTAATATTTATAATTATTCCTTAAATAATCCTATTGTATAGAAAGGAGAATAAATGATGAAAAACATAACTGATACTGAACTCAGTATGTTATTAAATAATGCTACTGCCTTAGACTATGATGATAGATTACATATGTTAGCTGTATCACTATTTACATGGGAAGGACTAGATGAAGCTTGTGGCTTTGGTGCTTCAAGATTTCTAGAAGAATCCTTATATAGATATGGTAAAGCCTGTGTAGTTAAAGATGAAGATCTAGGGTTGATGGCACTTAATGTGGCTGCTGCTGGAAAATTAAATATCTATTATCTTCCTATTAAAGTAAATGCCTTTTCCACAGGATATAATAAGATATATGATTTTGATGATGTAGTTTACATTATGAATAATGAAATACAAAAACCTACTAAAGATACACTTACACTTTTTGCTGCTAGGTTATATGAAACAGAAAGAACTTCTGATGTTAACCTTCAAGCTCAAAAAACTCCTGTCTTAATTGAAGGAGATAAAAATACATTACTTACTCTTAAAAATGTTTATATGAATTATTCAGGTAATATGCCTGTAATCTATGGTAATAAAAGATTTGATTTATCTAATAAATTAAATGTTCTTAGAACTGATGCTCCATATATTGTAGATAAGTTAGAGGAACATAAACATAATCTATGGAACGATTGTATGACTTTCTTAGGTATTAATAATGCTAATACTTCTAAAAAAGAAAGACTTATTACATCTGAAGTAGAATCAAATGATGATTTAATTAATTATTATCTTAACTGCTTTTATAAAACTCGTAAAAAAGCAGCAGATGAAATTAAAGAAAAATATGGTATAGATGTTAAAGTAGTTTTAAATAAAGAAGTTATTGAACTTTTAAAAGAAACAAAATTAGATGTGGAAGGGGTTGAAGATAATGTCAAAATATACAACGACAATAAGACAACTTCAGAAGAATAATTTTAATTTTGGTCTTACTTCTTATCCTATCTTTGATGAATCATATCGTAATACTTTAAATAATAACATTTTAAATTATTACTATGAATCTGAAATAGGAGTAGAAACTGCTGAACTATTCAAGAAACTTCTTAATGATAGGATGCAACTTATTATGCCTAAGTATAATATAATGTATCAAGCTCAAGAAGAACTTCTTAATACTGAAAATCTAATAGGTAATGTTAATTTAACAGAAACTATGGATAAAGATACTACAGCTTCACTAGATCAATCTGATAGTGGAAGTGCTTCTCAAACTGGATCTAGTACAGCTAATAATAAAAATCTATATCAAGATACTCCTCATGGTAGTATCTCTATGGAAACATTGGATAGTCAAAATGTTTATGCTACAAACATTACTATAGATAGAAATACTAATAGTTCTACAGTTACGGATACTTCAAGTTCTACTAGAGATCAAGATGCATCTGGTACTGAAGATTATGTAAAAACAATAGTGGGTAATAATGGAAGAAAATATAATGTAGATGTATTTAATAATGTAGTGGCTAATTTAAAAAATATTGATATGCTTATTATAAATGAGTTAGATGACTTGTTTATGGGTATATTCTAAAAGGAGATGATTTTATGGCAATCAATAATGAACCTACAATACAGCCTAGAACTGTTACAGGAATATTTACTAATTATATAGCAAAAGTACTGCCTCTAGCTTTTGATGAATCAATGAGCTATTATGAGTGCTTATGTGCTTTACTAAATTACATTAATGATACTATAGTTCCAGATATTAATAATACTAATGATGGACTTGGAGAACTTCAAGGATTCTATGAAGAATTACAATCTTATGTTAATAATTATTTTGAAAACTTAGATGTTCAAGAAGAAATTAATAATAAACTAGATGCTATGGCTGAAGATGGAACTTTAGGAAATATTATTAATCCATATCTTGAAACATATAAAAATGAATTATTAGAAACTTATACAGAATTTACAAATACTGTAAACGGAAGATTAAATGAACAAGATTTACAAATACAAGCTATTACATCAGATGCTCCTATAGTTGTAACTTCAACTAGTGCTATGACAGATACTACTAAAGTTTATATTTTAACTACAGATGGTTACTGGTATTATTATAATGGTACAGCATGGACAAGAGGTGGACAATACTTACAAGTTAATGCATTATATGGACATGGTACTATGTTAAATTCATCTACAGCATGGGCTACATTTAGTAATGATGCAAATAATTTAACACCAAACCAAGTATTTATAGTTAATTATGCTACTGGTGTATCTAATTTACCAGTTACTGGATTTAATGGTACAATATTAACCTATAATTATTTATCTTCATCTAATGTTGGAAATGTTCAATTTGCTGTTAATTATGATAGCACTAAAAAATATATACGAATTTACTGGAGTAACTGGACAAGCTGGATGGAAATAGCTAATAGATCAGATATAGCAACTGATACAAACTTACATGTACAAGGTTATTTAAATCAATTAAATTCATCTACAGCATGGGCTACATTTAGTAATGATGCAAATAATTTAACTAGAAATAGAATATATGTTATTACATATAATACTGGTATTGATCATTTACCATATAATTCATTTACTGGTACTATTATTGATTTAACTTATAGACCACAAACTGATTTAGCTAATACTCAAATAGCTATAAATTATGATGGCTCAAGAATGTTTTATCGTATAAACTGGCAAATAGCTGGTGTAAATACATATTCTTCATGGATAGAAATTGCTTTAAAATCTGACATTCCTGTAACTATTCCAAACCTTTATAAAACATTCTTACATGTTGGAATTGTTGGAGATTCACTAGCTAGTGGTGAAAGTGCTTATAAAGATAATGGCAATGTTAGATATATAGATTTATATCAGCATAGCTGGGGACAATATATGGCTCGTGCTTCTGGAAATACTTATTATAATTTTAGTGAAGGTGGCTTAACAACTAGATCATGGCTAACAAGTAGTTATGGTTTATCTTTAGCTACTGATGGTAATCATGACTGTGAATGTTATATATGTGGATTAGGTGTTAATGATTACAATACTTTAGGACAAAATTATATTGGTACTATTAATGATATAAATGATGCAGATTATAATCAAAATGCTGATTCATTTTATGGTAACTATGGTAAAATCATTCAAATTTTAAAAGCTAGAAGTCCTAAAGCTAAATTCTTCTTAGTTACTATACCTAACTATGGAGATTTAATTGCAGCTTATAATACAGCTATTACTAATATTGCTAATCATTTTGATAATGTTTATTTATTAAATTTAAATGATGTAAGAGATAAATATTTCAATGGTTTAATATATAATTCTAGAAGATCTGGACATTATAATGCTATAGCTTATGAGTATATGAGTGAAATTATAATTGATAAGATTAATAAATATATGTATGATAATTATTCAGAATTCTTACAAGTAGAATTTATTAACACTAATTATGAATGGACTGAATAGTCCTCTAGAACTAGGCCTTTTGGCCTTTTTCTTTTTGAATTATTATACAGTTGTTATTTATGCAACAGGTGTTTAATATCATTGAGCGTGAGTGAGAAATACTCT